CTGTGTTGTTGGTACTGGCTGTACATTCTGTACTGGTGGTGTGCTCGGTACAGTTGTAGTTGTTTGTGCGGCTGTTTCCGCTGGTGCGACTGTCTGCTGCACTACGGGTGTTACCTTTGTTGCATCTACCTGTGTTTCCTCTTTGCAGTTTCCTGCGGTCTTTGCCAGTGCAAAGATAGCATTTGCCAGATTGTCAAGCCCTGTTACGTTTACTGTAATCTCCATTGTTATGTCCTCCTAATTCTTCTTTGTTTAATAGATACCCGATCCCTAAGATCTGAAAGATCAGGTTTGTATCAAGATCCTGTCCAGCTTTATGCAACCGGACAAGAGTTTCAACCCTTTCATAAGATGCGGCTAATTCATCGTATACTTCACGACTGATCAGCAATCTATCTTCTTTCATTGTTTATACCCTTTCTACTTGTTTCTTAAACCCACACTCTGTCGTCATTCGCCACTGTACTGCTTTTGAAATCTCTTTATCCAAAGGATCTAATTCTTTGGATAAAGCATTCGCCAATACTCTCAAAGATGCCACGATATAAGGCAATGTCCCTTCAGAAACGGGTGTTACGTCATCTGATATTTTAAAAAGAATGTCTCTACATACTTCTCCAACGATGTCGTTCACTTTATCGCCCTGATCGATTGCTGCACATTTGTATGCTTCTTCTATTTTTTTTTCGCACTGTAATAAAAACTCTTTTGTCATTGTTCCTTCTCGCTTTCTGTGCTATAATGCACTTGTGTTAAATTATTTATATCCGCACCTTCTGAAGTTGCCACTTCAGGGGGTGCATTTTTCTTTTATCAGCTTCTTTACACTCAGATATGTCGCAATCTCTCTTTCAAGTAAAGCAAGTTCCACTTGATTGTTTGATACTTGAATTACTCTTTCAATGTTTCTGTTCTGAATAGCAATTCGTTCATCAAGCTCTTTCAGAATTTCTTTCTCATTTATCAAACCTCTTCACTCCTTCCTCAAATACTACTGCTGTGATCAAACACACTGCAGCTAATTCTTTAAAGATTCCAATTGCGATTAGCACTGCTGACGTGCAGATCATTGCTTTTGTTTCTGTGTGCATCTTTATGCCCCTTTCTCATACGCTTATCATTTCAGTCGCAAAAAACTTTTTTGCATTTATGAAATACCTATGCTTTTTTTCGCTTGTTCGGATTGCATATCCCCATGGAAAAATTCCTTGAATCAGTCCTTTTTGTATTGATTCAACGCTCATCCCCATTAAATATGCAGCTTCTTTCGGGGTTAACGTCTCTATCTTCTGCTTGGGAATTACTATCTCTTCGAAGTAATTCTCTGGGAGATCAAATGCTTCTGCAATCTCATTTCTTCTCGCCTTCGCCGGTTCCGAATCCCCAGACATCCATTTGCTAACGGTTGACCTACTCACACCGCAGATCCTGGATAATTCTACTTGGTTGATATTTTGATCTACCATCACTTTTTTAAGCCTGTCCTTGAACACTTTCATCACCTACCTTTCTTCAGATGGCTTAACTCTCCGTCCGATTGAGTGCTATTTTTAATGATTAACCAATTTTATGGAGGAGTTTCGGGGTTATATGTATCGGACAGAGGATTAAGCCATCTGCCATTATTCTGTTGTCTTTCTTTCATATATCTCCTATACTTAATTCACAGGGCACTGGCATGTCCGAGTTTTTAAGAAAGGAGTTTTTCATATGTCTCATATCATTAAATCTCTAGGTTCTATAACATGGTCTGATATAATTGAAATCGCTGGGATTATTGCTTCTACAATTACAAGTATCATTGCAATAGCTATTTCTGTAAAAACGCTACGCCAAAACAATAAGATGCTCGAAGAAAGCACTCGCCCTAATATTCAAATTTACTCAATTTATTCAGACACCATTGTTTACATCATGATCAAAAATTTTGGTCAATCATCATGTACAATTGATTCAATATCTTGTGATCATAAATTTTCTGGAAAAGAAATTTTTAATGATGATCTTGGCGAAGATATATTTGCACGTCTCTCTGGTGCAATTATTTCTCCAGGTTACGCAATTCGTTGTCCTCTTGTTGGATATGCCACGACAAAAGATGATTTACATTTTCATGTGAAATATCATTCCTCTGTCAAAACCTATGAAGATGCTTTTACTTTTAATATTCGTGCAAATTCTCCATTTGCAGATACATATCCCGGCGGGAAAAATACCGATGATCATTTAAAAAACATTTCTAAAGGCATACATGATTTAGTAAAAATGAAGTTATAACAGTACTGATATAAGTTATACTAGCTCCTACAAAACACCATGTGATTGCATCCACGTCTGTGTAGGAGCTTCTTTTTGCTCTTACCACTCCACATCCTGTAACTATGCATCCTGCTATAATTCCAACACATCCGATTATGATCAAGATCATTTCGTCTTTCTCACCTCCTGGTTATTTAGTTTCGGTTAAACCGAAGTCTAACGGTAAAAAAATAATCTGTGAATAACGTACATTATACGTTTCCTCTATTTTACGAAGTACTGGAATATCCGGATAAGACTTTCCTTGTTCGTAGTTTCTGAGTGTATCTGTCGCTATTCCTATTAATTTAGCGGCTTCTTCTTGCTTGTATCCTCGCATTTCACGGATACTTTTTAATGTCGCTTTCATATCTTTAGGAAATCTAGTTTCCGTTTTCACTTTTGCTCACCTCCTTAGTTCTTTTATATACTACCACGGTTAAACCGAAGTGTCAACGGTTTTTCCGAATTTTTTTCGGTTTATATTGATTTTTTTCGGTTTCTCCATTATAATATAGGCATATTCAAATTAAGAAAGGAGGCAATGGTAAATGAGCGACTTAGGAAACAAAGAAGTC